AGAAATTGATGATTTCGTTACCTGCTGTTTCACCGAACAGGGATGCAAAGACTACCTAGCATGTAATGGCCACAACCTACGACTGCCATTCATCTACGTCAAAAGCGGATTTAGGAATGCTGAGTTTATCAGCGTTCGTAACTGGCTCGCTGGCATTGGCGTGAAGGGGGAGTGAGATGTCAAAGTCACCAATGAAACTCATGCTACGGGCATGGAACAAAGAGCTTAAAAATCCAGAAGGGGCATGGGCAATCGTAAACACCGCAAAGATTGTGCTCGTGATTTTGCCGGAGCCAGCATAGAAACCGATGCTGATATCCCTAACCAAGCCGAAGCAGATGACCACCTGGCGGAAGAACTTACTTACTGGACGGACTAACCCATGACAACTAACAACCACCCGGCGAACGGTCTTGTATCACTCGATCGCCTGCACCAGATAAGCGAAATACTCAGCAAAGCAGCAGCACAAAGCGACGGCGGTAATCTCGGCTACGCAATGGCTGATGCTGTGAAGGTGATTGATGGGGTGATTGCATCGTTTGGTGCGGATCCTGTAGCGTGGAGATATCGTTATGTGCATACGCCAAAGACAGAAGAGCATGGCTCTCCATTCACCACAGAATGGAAACTTTGTGATAGCGAGGATGAGTGTAACCCGTCCGATTGTTTTGAACGACAGCCACTCTACACCGCCCAGCCAGCGCCGGTAGTGCCGGATGAACTTCTATCGGCGATGGAAGAGGTTTTGCGCATTTCAGACCGAGACCACGAGGCATGGCATAAGGCAAGAAATGGTATCGCGTCCTGCCGCGCCGCCATGCTTCAGGCTAATTACCGAGACTTGTCGCAACCAGTAGACCCGCAAGTAGCAGAGTACGAGGAAATGATGAATCAGGCTGGCAACTCCCCGGTAACTCCGGGTGGTTGGATTTCGGTAAGCGAGAGGATGCCTGAAGGCATGAAAACTGTAATCACATCTAATGGTTTCGATATTGGACAAGGTTGGTGGGATGGAGAGTGCTGGAAGTCATTTGACTGTCATGATGTCGTTCCCGGAAAGGTAACTCACTGGATGCCACTACCAGCAGCACCGCTGCAGGAGGTGAAGTGATGCCTCCAGTTAAAGTCGTAATTATCACACTGGTTATGGTGGTGATTGCAAGGATGATGTCTGGTGAAATTGGGTGGGTATGGTAATGGCTAACCTGCAACTGGCAGTTAACGGTGAATACTTCGACCAGATGAAGTCAGGAGAGAAAACGGAAGAGTATCGCCTGGTTAATCCTTACTGGGGTCGCCGCATCCACGGTAAGGATTATGACCGCCTGATCATCACCCGCGGCTATCCAAAGCGCGACGATATGAGCAAGCGTATCGACATCCCGTATGACGGATACGAAATTAAGGTGATAACGCATCCTCACTTCGGGCCTGACCCGGTAAAAGTGTTCGCTATCAAGGTGAATATCGATGACTAAATCCGCAGCAGAACGCAAAGCCGCGTAGTGATGTATAATCCTCTCAGGCCATCGAGGGGATTCTTATGTCTGACTGGAACATCGCAGCAAAACCAAAAGAAGAGCAGGACAAGGTTAACGTAGACCTTGCCGCCAGTGGTGTCGCGTACAAAGAGCGCCTGAATATGCCAGTTATCGCGGAACAGGTAGCCCGTGATCAGCCAGAGCATCTGCGTGAATACTTCATGGAACGAGTGCGCTTCTACCGCGAGCAAAGCCTGACGCTGCCGAAAGCATCAGACCCGCGCTATCTGGATATGGCAACTCAGAATGAGAAGAAGTAATGGGGTGCTTAATTGTTGCCAGTATAAATTTTTATATGCTGGCAGAAGGTGAATCATACCCAACCCCTAACATCGGCAACAATTACTCCGTTTCTTACGTGGTTTTCCCTTACGAAGGCAAATGGGTCGCTCAGAAGCTTCGTAAAGGTTGTCGTTGGATAGATATAACAGACAAGCGATTCGACACCGAAAACGAGGCTTTCAACTTCACATACGAATACGCATTCACGCACAAAGACCGACACAATTTTTAATCCTCGCAACAGAAAGCAACGTTTGATTTCCCATAATCAACAAGCCATAATAATTTCATCGGAGCCTGAACAACTCCGGTGACTTCTGCGCATTTAAGGGGACTTAAATGCGACCACAATCTGAACTCCTCACCTTGTCACAGATGCAGAGATGCACCTGCGATTTTCTGCATTCTGCGTTACCTCTCGGAGGTGGCGTATGAATATCCCAGAGCAGGGTATCAAGCTGCATGCTGGCAACTTCGCCGCTATAGGTCAGCACCTGCAACCATATCTCAATGAAGGCCAATGCTATCGCCTCCAGTTAAAGCCATGGAGAGAGAAGCGTAGCCTTAGTCAAAATGCGTTAAGCCACATGTGGTACACGGAAATCAGCGAATACCTGATTAAATCCGGCCGCACTGACGCTACCCCTGAATGGGTCAAGCGCAACCTCAAAAAAACTTACCTCGGCTGCGAGGAAGTCACCTACACCGATTTCATCACCGGTGCCAAAGAAACCACCTGGGAACCTCGCCACACGTCTCAACTCGATACCGGAGAGATGCATGTCTTCCTGTGCAAAGTCGAGGCGTGGTGCGCTCAGTTTGGTCTGGCGCTGACCATTCCATCAGGTTGTGAATTCCAACAATTGCGCGACAAGCAGGAGTCCTAATGAATATCTATCAACGCATTAATGGCGCTGACTGGCGCAATATCTGGGTGGTTGGCGATCTGCATGGTTGCTACACAAATCTGATGGGTAAACTGGATGAACTCAAGTTCGACCCGGCGCATGACCTGCTTATCTCTGTCGGTGACCTCATCGACCGCGGCGCTGAAAATGTAGAGTGCCTGGAACTGATCACGATGCCGTGGTTCCGGGCGGTTCGCGGAAACCATGAGCAGATGATGATCGACGGCCTGTCAGAGTATGGCAACGTTAATCACTGGCTGATGAATGGCGGAGGTTGGTTCTTCAATCTCGACTACGACAAAGAGGTGCTGGCTAAGGCTCTGGTTCATAAAGCGGCTGAACTTCCTCTGGTCATCGAACTGGTGACCGGTGATAAGAAGATTGTTATCTGCCATGCCGACTATCCAGCAGGAACCTATGAGTTCGGAAAGGATATCGACGAAGAGCAGGTGATCTGGAACAGGGAACGTATTTCCAATTCACAAGACGGGAATCATCACGAAATCACTGGAGCCGACCTGTTTATCTTCGGTCACACGCCAGCCAGCCAACCACTGAAATATGCCAATCAGATGTACATCGATACCGGTGCCGTGTTCTGCGGAAACCTGACTCTCATTCAATTGCAAGGAGGCGAATAATGGCTCTCAAGCGTGATAAATACGACACCATTTTTTCTGAGCTGGTTCGCGAACGCGCTAACTGGTGCTGTGAAAGTTGTGGTCGTGATTTTAGCAACAACCGCGCATCGCTTCATTGCTCGCATATTAACGGCCGCCGTCACACAGCTACACGCTGGCATCCACTTAACGCGCTAGCCCACTGCGTAGGCTGTCACCGTCGATTAGGCGAGGAGCCGATCCAGTTCGCTCGTCATGCTGAATACGAATATGGCGTGATGACCATTGAGCAGGTATCCCGCGCCGCGCTGCACCCGATGAAGATTAAACCGTGGCAGAAGGATGAGTTGTATCAGCACTACAAGCAGGAGTTAGTGCGACTTAAGCAGTTGCGGATTACTGGCGTGTTAGGGCGCATCGAGTTCACAGCGCCTGACTGGTATCAGCAGAACATAACTTTGCGCATGGGAGAAGCAGCATGAGTCACCACAATACACTCGCCTTGCTTAACTGGTATCGCAGCAAGAACGTAGCCGCTGTCAGGACTCCTGCAGGGATTGTTTTCATGGGCATGCGAAACATTACCGCACATCAGCGTGAAACCCTTCTGGCGATACCACAAGCAGAGCTTGCATCGGCTCTAAGGTGGCAGCAATGAACCGCACCGATATCGACAACTATCAGCGCTCGTCAGTAGAGCGTGCTGCCAGGCTGACTCCTTACGCAAGAAGTGAAATAGCCAGGATTGATAGTGAGACAGCAGAGCTTCAGAAACGCATCGATCGGAACAACAAATTACGCCGTGAAATCATCAACCGCACAAACATGAACAAGGGGCCGTCAGCATGAATCTCGAAAACACAGTGAAATACCACTTCGCGAAGTCAACGATGATTAGCGACGCTCCACGTGCAACAGCATCTGACTCATTAACCGGCACTGACATCATGGCGGCGATCGGAATGACACAGAGCCGTGCCGCTCTCGGGTTCAGTGCATTCCTCGGGAAGATGGATATCAGCGATTACGATCGTGAGCGAACGATTGACCTGCTTACCAAATATGCAATTGAGCACTGCGATAAGGTAGCAGCCTTACGCAAGCTTGAGAGTGATGTTAAGCCAAAGGTAATGCAAGTTCTCGCAACTTTCGCCTTTGCTGATTACTCCCGGAGCGCCGGCAGCACCAGAACGTGCGACTGCTGCAATGGCAATAAGTTTGTCGAAGCTGAAGTGATGACAATGAAGCACATAGGACAGCCGAACCTTAGCGAAAAAAGAGAGACGGTTAAGGTGCTTTGCCACAAATGCAAAGGGAAGGGAGTTCTGACCAACGCATGCCAGTGCAATGGCAAAGGAACAGTGTTAGACAAAGAGAAAACTATTCTACAGCGAGGCGTTCCTGCATATAAAACCTGTTCACGCTGCAACGGTCGGGGCTATGCCAGATTGCTACCGGATAGCGTCCGTAAATACATCTGCGCAACGGTGATTGATATACCTGAAACCACATGGCGTAGGTCTTATAAGGATTTCTTCGAAAGCCTGGTAGGAGAGTGTATCAAACAGGAAGAGTACGCAAACCAGATGTTGAACAAAGTCACACGATAATAAATATTTTCTATGAAATAGGATTTATCTAGAAAATTACACTTTACAAAGTGGCGATTTTTGTTTAATCTAGATTCTAACGATGGGTTACTGACTTCGTTGGCGGTGAGGCAAAAGAGGCGGCTCTCACCACTGAACCGCCTAGTTGGTATCTTCGACGCATCGTCTGGTACTCCAACCATCGCAAGCTGAGAGGTTTGCAAGAGTTCTCATGCTAAAGAGGCGTGGTTAACCCACCCAACGTAAAAGGCCCTGGCAGAAATGTCGGGGTTTTTTATTGCACCAAATACCCACCAGGACCATAAGAGCGAAAGCTCAACGCACCACCCTCATCTTGCCAGCATCGCCGCTGGCTTTTTTAAAGCGCATTACCACCAAGAACCAGACCCAACCAACTCATTGCTGAATATCTGTGGCTACGGTGGTCTAGTGCGCTTCAAAAAAGAAAACCCGCTCAATGGCGGGCTTCGTGAAAATGGGCGACGGTAAGTAGCGTCAACTACTCACCGCCATCTTGCCCGTGACTCGAATCACGAACAAAGACCGAAGGCCCATATCGTCTGATCAGACGGTATAGACATTAGATCGGATTTGTTCATCTAACAATCACCCGCAATCTTATTTTTGAACAAGTCCCCGAGTCTGGGGGTGGAAATGAACAGAATGCCATACAAAAGCGATCCGAACCTCTGGTCGATCCTCATCGCTTTCGGCATGACCCTAGTCGGCGCAATAGCCAGTTATTCATTCAAAGTCCTCAACGGTGAAGCATTTAGTTGGAGGACCATGTGCCTACAACTAATCGTGTCGATTTTCGCCGGGCTTATCATGATCATGATTGCCATACATTACGCATGGCCGCAGGAAGTAACTGGCGGTGTGTGTGGTATGGCTGGCTGGTCTGGCTCATCTCTCATTAAAGCTCTGGAAGGTCGCTTCCTAAGCAAAGCGGCGGGGAAAGAAGTTGATAATGAATAAAGACCAGTTTATCAAAGCAACAGGAATCACACCGGCTTTAGCCGACAAGTGGTACCAGTGCATAGTCGATACCATGAAAGAATTCGGTATCGATACGCCAAAAAGACAAGCTCACTTTCTTGCACAGATTGGTACTGAATCAAATGGTTTCAGGTCCGTGCAGGAATCTCTTAATTACTCGGTAAATGGACTACAGATATTCGGATCCCGGTTAACCGAACCACAACGACAGCAACTGGGAAGAAAGCCCGGTGAACTGGCGCTATCTCCAGCGCGACAAGAAGCCATTGCGAATATCGTTTACGGTGGCCGGTACGGGAACAATCAAAACGGCGACGGCTGGAAATATCGTGGACGTGGACTGAAGCAGATTACCTTTAAAGATAATTACTCTGCCTGCGGGAGAGCGCTGAATCTTGATTTGGTTGCCAACCCGGATCTGCTTCTTCAGGACTTAAACGCGGCTCGTTCCGCTGGTTGGTTCTGGAAGGCTAATAACTGCAATCAGTTTGCTGATGCCGGTGATGTTAAGGCTTTAACCAGACGTATTAATGGTGGATTCAATGGGCTGCAGGACAGAATCAACCGCACGAATAAAGCGGAGGCAGTTCTGAAATGAGCGTCACCACGATTAAAAACCTCATCCCGTTCATTTTCGCGCTGATCATCATCGGATTTATCGTAAAGCTCGGCGCTGATAACCGGCAGTTGCGCATCAGTAACGCTTCTCTTACCGCAGAGTCAAAGCAACTCAACGTCAAGAACAACGATCTGGCAACAACGCTGCAGAACCTGACCGACGCTGTCACCGACATGAACAAGTTGGTAGATAAAGAGGCTAAGCGCCGGGCTGCAGCAGAAATGAAATCACAGAGATTGCAGGAAGAGGTGAAAGATGCGCTTAAAAACAACAAGTGCTCTATCGAGCTTATTCCTGATTCTGTCATTGAGCAGCTGCGCAGACAGGCAGATTCAATACGAAGTGGTAAAGACACCAACAGTTCCGATACCGGCAAATCTTCTGGTTGATTGCTTCATACCGACCATTAAAGAAGACATGACGTTTGGCGACAGTGTCCAGCTTAACGTTGCTCTGCTGAGTGCGCTTGATACCTGCAACGGACAGGTGAGAACCATCCGAGAAATAGAATCCTCCCGACAAGGAAAGATTGCTCAACCCCAATAAGGCGGTGATCAAATCTTGCTGACGGGTAAGCCGGAAGTGACCAATCACTACTGAGAAGCAGAGAAACCGTTGCGCTAAGGAGAAGGTATGTCGCTTTACCCATTTGGTAGTGTTCCGGGGCCAGCAGGTCCACCCGGTCAGGCAGGAGCATCATTAGTAAGACAGAAATCAGAGTGCTACTTCAGCGGGCTAAATCTGGTAATCCCAACCACGCCAACCAATCTGATTAACCTGATTAAAAGCCTGACGCACACCGGATCCCTTGCACCGTTCTTCAACACAACGACCAACAAGTTGAACGTGTTAAACCAGAACACTACGGTAACGTTCAAGGTTAACGTGATCGGCACATGGTCTGGCGCTTCAACTAACCGAAGTATGACAGTCGACTTTCCGCAGACCAACGGTAACTCGCTCACCAAGACGCGAGATGCACAGGTCACGACGGATATTCTTTCTTTCCCGACATTCTTCAGCGTCGATAAGGACGGGAATCTAGCAACCAGCGGTAGTGACATTACCATCGTATCGAACGGCGCGACATTCACGGCCACAGCGATTCTTCTTGTTGCCGAGCAGATGGTCCCATCCCCATAAGGTGAAATATGCAATTACTAAACGTGCCAGTAGCTGTCGGTGGTTGGGTTCAGGTATATGACGGAACAGCAACGGCAACAATCAGCGTATACGGGACTCACTCCCCTGCGGTTGCTCAGATTTGCCAATCAACCGCAGCGCCATCAAACAGTCTGATTGGTCTGCCACTGACATCAACATCTGATTCGAAAAGCTCTTATGTCGCATCCAGCGGAACGCCTGTATACGTAAAGGCGTTGGTGGAAGGCGTATCCGTAATCATCAACGCTTAGGATAAACAAAATGACTAAACGCGTAATCTCAACTGGCGGCGTTCCCACTACAGTGCCGAGCACTTCTGATGTGCCGGTAGCGGCAACCACGAGCACCGCAGGTACAGTTAAGCAGATGACCTTCACGGCGCAGTTAACTGCAGCGCCCACTCAGGCAGACTTCAACAATTTGCTGACTAAGTTGATCGCCGCTGGTCACATGGCATCAAGCTAAGGTGAAATAACATGGCAAAGCTCACAGACAAACAAGAGCTGTTTGCCCATGAGTTCATTAAAGATCTCAACGCCACTCAGGCAGTCATACGGGCAGGGTTCAGCGAAAAGTCAGCCCGCAATCAGGCTTATCGCTTGATGACAAATGATGACATTTTAAATCGTATTGCAGAGCTTAAAGCCGATCGCAACGAGCAGGTTGGCGTTGACGCTGCCTATGTGCTGCGCCGCCTAACAGAAATCGACCAGATGGATGTACTTGACATCCTGCTAGCCAACGGCGAACTGAAGCCGATTAAAGACTGGCCCAAGGTGTGGCGTACAACACTATCGGGAATGGATGTTGTCGAGATGGCATCTTCTGACAGCGCTGCCCTCCTGAAGAAAATCAAATGGCCTGACAAGGTGAAGAACCTTGAACTACTCGGCAAGCACGTAAATGTCCAGGCATTCAAAGAACAAACCGCAACAGAGATTACCGGGGCTAACGGTGGCCCTGTTCGCTACGCAGACATGTCAGAAGAATTACTTGAAGAGAAACTGAAGGAGCTAGGAAATGGCAGACGCTCCAATCAGCTTGAATCGAAACGCTCAGATTTATGAGCTACACAAAGAACTGGCGATTCGCTCGGCACGTAAAAACCTTCTCGACTTCACGCTGTACACCAATCCGCAATACGAAACAGGCTGGTTTAACGAACTGCTCTGCGCAGAGTTAGATCACTTTCTGGATGAAGTTAAAGCCGGAAACATGCCTCGGCTGATGGTGTTTGCTCCACCACGTTCTGGAAAGAGCGAACTGTGCTCTCGTCGCTTTCCCGCATACGTGTTAGGCCAGCATCCATCATGGAATATCATCTCGTGCTCCTATTCATCTGACCTGTCAGACAGAATGAGTCGTGACGTTAAGCGCATTATCACCTCAGACAAATACGCAGACGTTTTCCCTGACGTGAAAATACCTTCAGGGCGTAGCCTGGCGGGCGGCATCAACAAAACTGAGCTATGGGAGCCTGTGGATGCTAAAGGCGAACTACACGGCGGATCGTATCGTTCTGCGGGTGTTAACGGCGGTATCACCGGGCAGGGAATGAACATCGGGGTAATTGACGACCCCGCAAAAGATTACAAAACAGCATCGTCTCCAACTTATCAGGAAGCGGTGATGGACTGGTACGATACGACATTCTTCACTCGTGTTGATCCAAAGATAAACGGCATCGTCATCATCCTGACGCGCTGGCATCAAAGCGACCTTGCAGGCCAGTTACTCAAACTGGCTGAAGAGGGCGGCGAAAGCTGGCGTGTGGTTAGCTTCCCAATGGAGGCTGAAAAGGAAGAGATTCACGAGCTAAACGGCAACGTGTATCACCTGCGAAATCCCGGTGAAATTCTCTTCCCTGAGCGTATGCCGCAAGAGTTCGTCGAGAAATGCAAGCAGCGCGGATCCCTTGTCTGGAATGCCCTATACCAGCAGAGGCCAACCGCTAAAGGCGGCGGCCTGATTAAATCTGAATGGTTCGGCGAATACTCTGTGTTGCCTCCCATGCAGTGGCGAGCCGTCTATGGCGATACCGCGCAGAAGACAAAAGAGGTCAACGACTTCTCTGTATTTGAGCATTGGGGACTTGGCACTGACGGTTACATCTACCTGATAGACATGATCCGCGGTAAATGGGAAGCCGATGAATTGCAGCGCCGCGCCGTCGCATTCTGGGAAAAGTGCAAGACGCTGAAGAATGGACCACTACGTCACATGGCGATAGAGGACAAATCATCCGGAACCGGCCTGATACAGAACATCCGCAAAAAGGCGATATGCCCCATCAAGGCCATTCAGCGTGACAAAGACAAGTACACGCGCCTGATGGACGTACAAGGATATATCGAATCTGGATATATCAAGCTGCCCAGCAACGCCCCATTCATTAACGACTTCCTCGTCGAGATGGAAGCCATCAACCCTGATTTCAATACGCACGACGATCAGCTCGATCCAATGATGGATGCCATCGACGAAATGAAGAATGGCAACGGACCGTTACTCATATCTGAAGAACTTTTGAGGCTCGCATAGTGTTTGAACGCTGGAAAAAGAAAAAAGCTGAGCCTCCAAAGGAAGAGGCAAAACAGCCCATGTCGTTGGCAAATGCGCTGGCGATGCTGAATGAGCAGGAAAGGATTAAGTCAGAGGGTGAAGTTCTTCGCCAGATTGAGCGCTACACGCCGCCACCGGGGGTTATCCCTGAGCATATCGGTGATGCTGCTCTGGCGATGGACTCCACCCCCTACAGTTACCTGAATTCAGCCAATATCACCGCATATGGGTATGGAGGTTTCCCCGGCTATCCATATCTGTCACAGCTCGCTCAGTTGCCGGAGTATCGCAAGATTACTGGCACTATCGCCGAGGAAATGACGCGCAAGTGGATTGAGCTGAAGCACGTCGGAAAAGATGAAGGTGACGAAAAAGCCGACAAGATTCGCCAACTGGATGACGCGTTAAGACGTTTTCAGGTGCGCGAAAAGTTCCGTGAAGCTGCAGAGCATGACGGTTACTTCGGTCGCGGCCAGATTTACATCGATGTTAAGACGCCTAGCGGTAACTCTGCCTGGCTGGTTCCTGATGAGTTGGACAAGAAGCTCTACATCAGCCCACGCAAGATAACCAAAGGCAGCCTGAACGGTTTCCGCGTTATCGAGGCGATGTGGACTTACCCGGGAGTGTATAACGCTGACAACCCGCTAAGCCCTGATTTCTTCAATCCGGCTGAATGGTACGTCATGGGGCGCACCGTTCACGCCAGCCGTATGCTGACGATGATTTCACGTCAGGTGCCTGACATCCTCAAGGCGGCGTACAACTTCGGCGGTTTGTCGCTTAGTCAGATGGCGGAGCCCTACATACAGAACTGGCTGAGGACTCGTGACAGCGTGAGCGATCTGGTTCACTCGTTTGTGGTCTACGGCCTGAAGACGAACATGCAAAACGTGTTATCCGGAGTTGCGGACCCAAACCTGTTTATGCGTGCTGAGTTCTTCAATAAGGTTCGCGACAACCGTGGAATGTTCATGGTTGATAAAGAATCAGAGGAATTCTTCCAGTTCGTGACAAGCCTATCCGGTGTCGACGCTCTCCAGGCGCAAGCACAAGAGCAGATGGCATCGGTATCAAGCATTCCTCTGGTCAAGCTGCTTGGCATCACGCCAAACGGGCTTAACGCTTCGTCTGATGGTGAGATTCGCGTCTTCTACGACTCTATTCACGCCATGCAGGAGAATCTGTTCAGAAGCCCATTGAAAACTGTGCTGGACGTCATCCAGTTGAACGAGTTCGGTGAGATTGACCCTGACATCGATTTCGAGTTCCTGCCGCTGTACGAGCTTACAGAAGCTGAGAAAGCAGAGGTCATGAAGCATCAGTCTGAGGCTGACAAAAACTACGCCGAAGTAGGAGTGTTCGACCTCGACGCGATCAGGAGTATGCGCCAGTCAGACAAGGCCAGCCCATACCACATGATGGAATCCGAAGATGACGAAGAAGAGTACGAAAACGAGTCCATCGAAGAAGGATTCGAAGACCCAGACAATCCTTCGTCCAGTCAGGGCTAACGCTGGAGTTCATGAGTGGTATCGTGCCGAGCTTCTCAAGCTGGTTCGGGAGATGAACAAGTCTTACCGGTACTGGCTTGAGGCTGGCTACAAAGACAGCATGGCGATGGATACCAGTCCGGCGAATGAGCTTAAGCGCAGGCTGGCTAAGCTCGGTAAGCAGTGGGAAGCCAAGTTCAATGAGCTTGCGAAGAAACTGGCAGATCGCTTCGTCGATAAGACGCTGCGCAACACTGACGTTTCGCTTCACTCTGCACTAAAGACTGCTGGCTTTACGGTTAAGTTCACGATGAATGATGAGCTTAAAAACGCGATGCAGGCCGTCATTAACGAGAATGTCAACCTGATTAAGTCAATACCTGAGCACTATCACACACAGGTGGAGACGATGGTCATGCAGTCTGTCAGTCGTGGTCGTGACCTTGGCTATCTCACCGATGAACTAGTGAAGCGCTACGGCATCACACGCAGACGCGCAGAGACGATTGCACGCGATCAGAACAACAAGGCGACGGCGGTCATTCAGTCTGAACGACAGAAGAAACTCGGCATTACCAAAGGTATCTGGCGGCATTCACATGCCGGTAAACAACCAAGGCCATCCCACGTTAAAGCAGACGGAAAGGAGTTCGATCTCGATAAGGGGCTGTATCTTGATGGTGAATGGGTGCTGCCGGGTGAGGCTATCAACTGCCGGTGCACGTGGTCTCCGATCATCCCAGGACTGGAGAGAAAATGATTGAAGTGTTCAAGGCGCTAGGCCTGACATTGATATTTGGTGGCGTGGTTATAGCGCTCCTGACGATAACCGCATTGAAGAAAAATAACGGTCGCTGAGGCGGCTTTTTTATTGCCTGAAGAAAGGTAAATCCATGCCAGTCGAAGAGAAAAACGGCAAATGGTATTGGGGAAAAGAAGGTCCATTCGATACAAAAGCAAAGGCAGAAGAAGTTGAGCGTGCGGCGTATGCCAATGGCTATGCGGGTGACTCAGCTTTGGCATTCGACAGGGCAACGGTGCGCTCCTTTGATAAGGACGGGCGTCTGCACATCGAATTGACACCAATCAGCAAGGCTAACGTCTGCCCTTACTATGGTCGTGAAATTCCCAACTCCAGATCGCTAGGCCTACAGCCTGACAAAGTTTATTACCTGCTTCGCGACCCCAAAGAGTTGGCCAAAGCAGCATCGACATTCAACAACATCCCGCTCCTTAACGAACACATCCCGGTTACCGCCGCAGACCCTCAAAAAATGGCTGTGGTGGGCTCTACTGGTACTGATTCTGAGTTTGACGGGACATACCTCAAAAACTCCCTTGTCGTCTGGGATGCTGATTCCATCGCTGGAATTGAAACAGACGAGAAGAAAGAACTTTCGTCGGCCTACAGATATGTAGCTGACATGACCCCCGGCGTGCATGAAGGCCAGCCATACGATGGCGTAATGCGCGATATCGTCGGGAACCACGTTGCTCTCGTAATAGAGGGCAGAGCCGGATCCGACGTCGTTGTCGGGGATTCAATACCTACAGGAATGAAATCAATGTCAGAACTTACCAAAAAGTTGATGGCAATTATCACGCCCATGCTGGCAAGTGATGAGAAGCCAGAAGACGTGGAAAAGAAAGTGCAAAAGGTTGTCGAGGACGAAGCTACACAGGCTGAGAAAGACAACGAATCAGAAGCTGAACGACTGAAACGCGAAGAGAAAGAACTCAAAGAGCGCGAAGAGCGTGAGCGTAAAGATCGTGACCGTGACCGCAAAGAAGCGGAAGACGAGGACGATGACGGTAAAGAGAAAAAGAAAGCCGAAGATGAAGACGACGACGAAGAGGACAAAGCAGCTATGGATGCCGCATTAATCCGCAAAGCTGAAGAAAACGTGATGGGTCGCATCCGTCAGGCCAATGAAGCGCGTGAATGTGTTCGCCCGCTTGTTGGTGATGTGAGCCTGGTCGCTATGGATTCCGCAGAGTCTATTTATCGATTCGCTCTCGATTCCATCGGCTCAGACCATAAAGGCGTACATCCTTCGGCACTGAAATCTATGGTTGAGTTCACAATCAGCCAGAAATCAGAAGCCCGTAAGCCTGTCAATGTCATCGGCATGGACTCGGCAGCAACAACTTCCTTCGCCAAAGCATTCCCTGGCGCAACCAAAATGAAACGGAGCTAAGCAATGAGCGGCTTTCAAAGTGTAATTAATCAGCAGCAGGCACCGGGCGTTGAAGGTGATTTCGCTTCCGCCAACCCGAAAGCAAGCTTGCTGGCGGGTGAAGGTGCTCTGGTAGCTGGCACCAACGGCGTAATCGTAGGTCGATTCGCATGGGTAACCAACGGCGTTGTCGACAATACAGGCACCGGCGTTCCGGCTGGTTTCGTTCATCGTGAAGGTCAGGCGTCGATTACTACATGGCTGGCTGAATCGTCCATGACCATTCAGCCTGGCTTCCAGATGACCCTGATGACTGCTGGCGACTTCTTGGTGAAAACCGCAGGAGTTGCAACGGTAGGACAGAAAATCTTCGCCAAACTGTCAGATGGTTCTATTACCACTGGCGCAGCCGGTGCATCTATCTCCGGTTATGTAGAAACCAAATTTGTTGTTGGTAGCGCTGGCGCTGCTGGCGAACTGATTCAGATGGGCACCTGGAGCTAATCAATGAATAACGCAGAATTTTTACAACATAAAGCGATGGCTGAACGGTATTACGGTGTAATCCTTCCGGAAGCTAAAGCCTATCTGACCGACGCTGTGGCGAATAGCTACTCCTACGCGATGGATGCCCAGCCGACGCTGGTAACTGCCAGCAACGCCGGTATTCCGTGGTACTTTACCAACTATGTCGATCCGGAACTGATTCGCATCCTGGTTACCCCGATGAAAGCGGTGGAGATCATGGGTGAAACCAAAAAGGGCGACTGGACCACCATGACCGCGCAATTCCCGGTTGTTGAATCCACTGGTCAGGTTTCCAGCTATGGAGACTACAACAACAACGGTCAGGTTAGCGCGAACGTGAACTGGGTTGCGCGTGAATCCTACTTGTACCAGACCATCACTCAGTGGGGTGAGCTGGAACTGGACCGTTATGGTGAAGGCCGTATCGCATGGGCTCAGCAACTGAACACCGCTTCAGCTCTGACCCTGAACAAATTCCAGAACAAGTCTTATTTCTTCGGCGTTTCTGGCCTGAAGAACTACGGCATCCTGAATGACCCTAACCTTCCGGCATCAATCACCCCGGGGGCAACAGGTACCGGTGGCGGCACTACCTGGGCAACCAAAGACGGACAGGCTGTCTACGATGACATTCAGGCGCTGTACAAGCAGCTGATCACCCAGACTAAGGGTTATGTTGAGCGCGATAGCAAAATGACGCTGGCGATGTCTCCGGAGTCTGAAGCCAACCTGACTAAAACGAACATGTACAACGTGAACGTGTCAGACCAGCTGAAGAAAAACTTCCCTAATCTGCGCGTTGTTACTGCGGTTGAGTACAACACCGCTTCAGGTCAGCTGGTTCAGCTTATTGCTGACGATCTGGATGGTCAGGACACTGGCTACTGCGCGTTTACCGAAAAAATGCGAGCTCACCCGGTTGTTGTTGATCTGTCCGCGTACAAACAAAAGAAAACCGGTGGCACCTGGGGCGCAATCATTCGCCAGCCGCTGGCATTTGCAAGCATGTTGGGAGTTTAATTCATGGCAGAAATGGTAAGTGTTGGCTGCAAATTGCCAAACGGCCTTCAGGTAACTCTGGATGGCAAAACAGTAATCCTGAACGGGGCGGCATCCACCGCCCTGCGTGGTCTTGATGGTGCAATTCCTGAAGGTGCTTTCGGCGTAACTCAGGTCGAGAAAGAATTCATGGATAAGTTCATGGCGACCTATCACGATGCGGCCTATATCCAGAACAACGCAGTGTTCATCCAGAAAGACGAACGCAGTGTGAAGGCTCAGGGTAAAGAACTGGAAAAATCCAAAACTGGCCTCGAAGGTCTTGATCCGGAAAACCCGGCTCCGGGCGTAAAAAAGGCTGACACCAAATAGCGGGAGCAGTGAATGGGCGTCGTAATATTTGACCCCGCCGCATTTAAGCTACGCTATCCTGAATTCTCATCTGTCGACGACGCGCTCCTTCAGCAGTATTTCACCCAGGCAACCATCTATCTCGATAACACAGACTTCAGTCGTGTGTCGGATTTGGCTGTCCGCGCAATGCTGCTGAATATGCTGGTTGCCCATATCGCCTTTCTGTATTCGGGCGCTAATGGGCAGTCTCCATCCGGATTGGTAGGGCGAATAGACAGTGCATCAGAGGGTTCAGTTAGCGTTCATGCGGATATGCCAGGGGTAACAGCAAACTCAGCATGGTACATGCAAACAAAGTATGGCGCTGATTACTGGAATGCTACGGCACCATTCCGCACCTTCCAGTATATAAGCGGTCATTCCCCATCAAATTATCCCTACGGATATTACCGGAGGTACTGATGGATAAGGTAATGGGCGCACTGGATAAAGCAGCAAGCTCATTCGAAAATCTTCAACTAAAAGTTGGATTCCTTGAAGGAGCCACTTACCCAGATGGAACCCCTGTTCCAATGGTCGCTGCAACGAACGAATTTGGTAACCCGGCAAATAACCAACCGCCAAGACCATTCTTTCGTAATGCAATCTCTGGACATGAAACGGAATGGCAAGAGGCAACAGCCACTCTGATTGAAAACGGTGACGAGACCAGGGATGTTCTTTCTCTGCTTGGTGAAATAATCGTGGATGACATCAAGGAATCTATTCGAACCCTTGATTCTCCGCCACTTTCGCCAGTGACCATTGCGAAGAAAGGATTTGATAAGCCGCTGATTGACACATCAAACATGCTAAACAGCGTTAGCTACGAGGTGGGAGAAATTGAATCTCAGACAAATAGCGAATAACGCGATCACCAGCATCAACCCCAACATCTCAGCAATACTGAAGAAATACGCCGGTGAAACCATCGGGCCCGGTCGCAAGCCAGTTCCATCATACCTCCCTGACCAGAACGTCACCATTCAACTGCAGCCTATCAGCCGCGGCGACATGCAACACGTCGACGGCCTGAACATTCAGGGGCTGGCTAAGGTGATTTACGTCAATGGCAACTACTTCAGCGTGCAGCGCGAAATGGAGCAGGGCGGCGATATATTCGTGATTAATGGTGAGCAATGGCTTGTCGTCGAACCGGTGGAGTTGTGGCCTGACTGGTGTCGTCTGATTGCTGTATTGCAGGTGAGCACATGAATGATTTCACTGTAGATGACGTGATCGATGTGCTGGCTGGCTACATCGAGCCGATCGCCGGCACATGCCAGCAAGCTCAGCCTAACCGTGTGCCGATGCCAAAAGGACAGTTCTGCATCCTGACCCCTTTGCGATTTCCCCGGTTATCCACGACGAGAGACATCAAGCAGGACACAGGCTCTCCGGTAACAAGCGCCATGGGATACACCGAAGTTCGCCAGGCTGATATTCAGGTGGATATCTACGGTCAGGGTGCAGGGGATCGGGGCATTGCACTGGAAACCACGTTCGCGAGTAGTTATGGCTACGACACCATCAAAGCCATTGATGCCCGGCTTGCCCCGCTTTACTCATCACCTGCCATTCAAGCGCCGATGATCGACGCTGAGAGCCAGTGGCAAGAGCGCTACACAATTACGCTATCCCTGCAGGCGCACATTACTGTGTCGTTCCCGCAGGACTATTTCGACAAAGCAGAAATTACAACCCAACAGGTGGATGGACGCCAATGAGCACAATCCCTTTATCCGTAGATTTCAATATCACGCCCAATGTCGTTACGCCTGCCGGTTCTGCGGTTGATGCTAACGGCCTGATGCTGACCGATAACGAGCTTATCCCGGTCGGCGCGGTGCAATCTTATTTCTCATCCTCTGATGTCTCTGCTCTGATGGGCAGTGAATCGAAAGAATTCCTCGCCGCGCAGCAGTATTTCAACGGCTACGAAAACTCATCCGTCATTCCTGGTGAGTTGCTGATGTATCGCATCGTTACTGCTGACGTTGCTGGATATTTGCTGTCCGGTAATCTGAAAGGTGTGGCACTGGCTACCCTGAAGGCAATCCCGGCCGGAACCATTACGCTGTCAGTCGACGGCGTATCGGTCACCAGTACGTCAATCGACCTGTCAACGGCTACCAGCTTCAGCGACATTGCATCAAAGCTGCAGGTTGGTATCGGGGCAAGTAAAGTCGCAGTTGAATGGCTGCCAATTGCTAATCGCTTCATCATTCGCTCTGCTACTACCGGCGCGGATAGCGAAGTGTCTTATGCGTCCGCTGGCGCACTGGCTACCGGCCTGTTGCTGACTCAGGCAACTGCGGCAATCGTATCTCCGGGTTCTGATGCTGTAACGCTGACAGACACGATGAATAACATCATCAACGTCAACCAGAACTGGATCCTGTTTAACTCGCTGGTCGAACTTACCGATGACCAGAAAACAGAACTGTGCGCATGGGCAAGCAGCAGCAAAAACCGCTTTGGCTATGTCGTGCATGACACTACGGCTGAAGGAACTGTCGCCAACAATGCCAACTGCTTCGTGCAGAAAGTGGTTGTGCCCAATGGTTACGAGAACATTTTCCCGGTGTACGGCACATATCTGTACGGGGTAACCGCGCTTGCCTATGCCGCATCGATAGACTTTGCTCGCACCAACGGCCGCATCTCGTTTAAGTTCCGCGGCTTCCCGGTGCTTACCCCTAACGTTAGTGATCTGGCTACAGCTCAGGCTCTGAAATCGAACGGTTACAACTTCTACGGTGCTTACAGCCTGAATAAGACCATGGCTCGATACGCATCTGACGGTGCTATTACCGGTAAATTCGTCTGGCTGGATACCTTCATCGATCAGGTATGGATTAACGCTAATCTTGTCAGCGCATACGCAAACCTGTTCACAAATAATCAGTCATACCCGTTCAACCAAAACGGCTACGGTGCGATTCAGGCAGCCACAATTGACGTCGCTAACCAGGCTCTGACGTTCGGCGCGATTCAGAAAGGTGTTGTGCTGGACAATGCGCAGATCCGCATCGTGAACAACACTGTTGGTAAAGATATCTCCGCGACGCTGTATTCCGAGGGGTGGTATCTGTATATCCCGACACAAACCGGCGCGGCGCGTCTTGAGCGTCAATTGCAGGGGGCGATCTTCTACTGGGTAGACGGTCAGTTAATCCAATCCATCAGCATGTCTTCAACCGCAATTCTGTAAGGACGACAAAATGCCAATTGACATTACAAGTGCTAATTCCAAGCTGCGCATCGTCGTACCTGCTTACTATCCTGGCGGTTTTGACGTTGATGATTACGCAGCCGACAACATGTTTGAAACCGGAGCGTTGCAGAACAAGGAAGACATGATGTCTGCGGATGGTAAATACCACGCTGGCTTCATCTTCAACCCGACAGAGTTCACCATTAACCTGATGGCTACATCGAATGCCAGCAGCCTGATTGATGACTGGATTGCTGCCGAGCGAACGGCAATTTCTGCGTTTGCATGCAACGCCACTTTGACCGTACCGGCGCTGGGCGCGAAGTGGAACTTCGTTAACGGCGTTCTGTACACCTGGACACCGACTCCTCCGGGACGCCGCGTTCTTCAGCCACGCCCGGCAGTATTCCACTTTGAGACCGTCACACGGAGCGCAATCTGATGGCACGTAAAGAGATCCCCTTCATCGTCGAAGAAGAAGGTCGCGATAAGGGTAAGGAATTTCTCATCACTGAGATGTCGGCGTGGGATGCCGACTCTCTGGCACAGGATATCTTCCGCGCTATGGGTGATTCTAATTACAGCAGCATCCCGGCTGATGTGATCGCCATGGGTTGCGCAGGACTGGCAACTGTCGGACTGAGCGTAATCTCTGCCTCATCTCCGGAAGTCGCCCGTCAGTTGCGCGATCGCCTGATGTCGACGGTGGATATCATCATCACCAGTGAAGGCCAGCGCCAGCAGCGGAAAGTGAATGGTTCTCTGGACTTCGAAGAAGTGTCGACCATTCGCTCCCTGCTGGACAAGGTGTTTCAGGTTAACTTTGATTTTTTAACGATCGCCGGAGAGTAAAGTATCCCTTCCTTGAGGAAGATGCTCCACCGGCTAAGTTAGTCTCCCCCGTCAATATCTCATCAACCATCAACGCTATTATCTGCTCCGGGAAAGCCTCTTACCTCGATTTGCAGGAGAAGCTTTCCGTAGCGGATATGTATAACCTACTCGAGATCATCTCAGTGGAAAACTTCAATCAGCGCGTGTGGCATAAGCATCAGGAGCAACGATGATTATTCAGGAGCTTGCTTACAAAGTAACCATCAAAATGGATGAGTTCCTGAACGGTAAGCGCAAGGTTAATGATGAAGTAAGAAAGCTGGATGAAGACCTTGACCGGTCCGGAAAGAGACTTCGCAGGAATATGAAGTCAAGTTCCTCGGATGTTATTCAGTTTGGTACGGCTGCCGTATCATCTTTTCGTAGTGCTTATACTGCCGCCGCCGGGTTCCTCGGTATCGGCGCCGGGCTTTACGGCATCAAGCAACTATTCACCTCAACATCAAACGAAATCGTTCGTGCGAGCAATCAGGCGAAGTTCTTCGGCACTGACGTGAACAAGATGTTTGGCATGCGGCGCGGATTCCAGCAAGCCGGGTTAAACGGCGATGCGTTCATCGGCGCTTCCGGTAACGCACGTATGGCGCTGGCTAATATCAAAGACCCGACAATCTTTGGTGGGCTCACCGGCGCGGCGCAAAACCTGATGGTGTTGGGTGCGCGTACCGGCCTGAATATCAATAACCTTGGCGACCCTAACAAGGCGCTGGGGGAGTTCACTCGCTACGGCAAATCCCACTCTCAGGAAAACCTGATGCAGGTGATGGCGGCTGCCGGATTCGACCCGACAGACGCAGCCAAGATTAAATCTGGTGAGCTAAAGTCTCTGGTTGACTCGGAAACGAAGAAGTCGAACATCACTGCGGCTCAGGTTAAAGAGCAGGAAAACTTGCTGGTTACCCTTGGACAGCTCGACGCGCAGTTTGCTCGCATCAGAAGTGATCTCGCAATTGCCTTTGCACCTGAGGTAATGAGCGCGCTGAAACAGTTTGGTGACTGGCTCAAAGACCACCATGGAGACATCATTGGGTTCTTTCGTGATGCAGGAGAGTCGGTTAAGAAACTGACGGAATCAGTTGGCGGTGCTAATGCGCTTCTTCTGTTGCTGGCTGCCGGGTTAAGACTTAACCCTCTGGTTCTCGCTGGCATGGCTGGAGTTCAGGCGATTAATAACATTGCTGATGCGGCGAAAGAGAAAGACAAGACCGATTCACTATGGGATTCGATAGTTAAGCGATGGAATGCAGGTGGTTGGGCCAATGCCACCGGCGTAACATCAAATGATGCGGAGCAGCACGCGCAGTCAGCAAGAAGGATGCAGCAATCACCTGGAGAAATGGATGACCTGCTCCACGGCGTGATGATGACAGAATCAAGCGGTAACACTCTTGCGTATAACACCAGCTCAGGCGCCGCCGGTGCTTATCAGTTTATGCCAGCAACCGCCAGAGACATGGGGTTGCGAGTTGATTCAACGGTTGACGAAAGACTTGATCCAGAGAAGTCTCGCGCCGCTGCTTCCGTGTACATGCGACAGTTACTGAAGCGATACGATGGTAACGTCGACAACGCTCTCAGAGCTTATAACTGGGGAATGGGTAACGTTGACAAGTGGATCGCCAATGGTAGTGATATTTCACAGCTGCCAAAAGAAACGCGTGAATACACCGGCAAGGTCTATGGGAACATGGGTAATGCCCGAAACTATTACGCGACGCAGGGAAGAATGGCAGATAACAGGCCATATCAACTGGCATCAAGTGGCGGGCAGCCTCAGATACAAAACAGCACGCACATCAATACAGTGAACGTGAACAGCAGCCCGACAACAGTTGACGCTCTGACAAAGAGCATTAATCAACAAGCGAGCAGGGCATCAACAAACGCCGCATTTTCAAGCGGCGTCAGGTGATCTAGTTGCCGTTATTGTATAGGGTGTAGCCGGCCTTCACGGATTCAAGCATGAGGTCGATAGGAAGTTCAGATTGCGATGACTCTTTCGTGAGATATCTTTCAATGTCTTTGTACTGCATTCCATCTCTGGCTGATTTGTAACCTCCTTGGCAACCATCAGAAACAAGCCTAAGAAGATCAAGTCTTCTTGATTCCTTTAGGTTCTGAAGATCGCCATCGAAAGACTCAACCAGAGATGAAGCTTTTTTATTACATGACACAAGAAGTTGATGTTCGGTAAGTGAGGCCGATGCAGTCAAAGGCATATAGGATGCAATTGATATCAGTACGGCATAGAGCGACTTAAGTTTCATGTTTTATCCCTTGTGCTGTTTCCCTGATTCTATCTGTTAACTGAAGCAAAAACACGCAACAGACAGATAAGAATTAACATTTATCAACAAGCCTCGGTACTCACCGGGGCTTTTTTATACCTGAATTTCACCGCGCACCGCAGCGCATAATAACCACCGAACCCAACCCTTTGAAATGAGCCTTTGAGGAAGTCAGTTAGTGCTGGCGAGCCTCGGTGGGCTGATTTCCTGTGCGGCAAAGGTTCATCTCAAAGTAAGGTAAACGCTATGAATAATCCATCAGTTATTCCGGCATTCGACTTCCGCGAAATGGTCACAACACTCGACAACAAGATAATCACCACATCGCTAAAGGTGGCTAACTATTTTGGTAAACGACACAAAGACGTATTGCGAGCCATCAGAAACCTTAAATGCTCCGATGATTTTACCCAGCGCAATTTTGCGCCCATTGATTTCATTGATAAAAATGTCGATGTTCAGCCGATGTATAACATCACCCGCGATGGATGCATGATGCTCGTGATGGGATTTACTGGTAAAACCGCCGCCGCAGTTAAGGAGTGTTACATCAATGCCTTTAACTGGATGGCTGAGCAACTTAGCAGAAGAGTTGCCATGGGCGAAGAAATGCAGCACCGCTACGCCATCAAAGAAACACGCTCGAAGCTGAAAGGCACGATCGGCAGCCGGTTGATGAATGAGCGCAAGAAAGAGAAACGCGTTCTGGCACTTGAGCACGAGCACATCATGCAGATTACCCAACCTGACTTGCTTTCAGCATAAAACAGAACACCCGCTCCGGCGGGTTTTTTATTTCCCGGAGAACCGATGAGCATTCTCAGCCTCAACACAGCAGACATATTCAACGCGATCGGTGGTGGCTCTCCGCTCTCCATAATCGACAGCGTTCTCCACCCTCAGTATGTGATCCGTAATAGCAAGACCAACTTAGTGGCGCTCGAGTTCAGCGGCATGGCATCTATTCAACCTGGCGGACGGGCGCAGATAACAAACGCTCCGGTGGAAAATGGTAAATACCAGTCAATCAACAAAGTCAAAGAGCCCTCTCTTGTAAGGTGCGAGATAATCATTACCGGCCTGACGGGAATGACTGGCAGCATACCAAACATTTTCGATCTGACGTTTACCAGCCAAAGCAGCACTCTTGAAACTATCAAGACAATGCTGGAAACAGCTAATACGTATGACATAGAAACGCCGAAAGAAACGCTACAGAGTTATGACCTTGTCGATCACGATTACAACGTAAACTCACAGCGTGGTGTATCCATGCTTACAGTGTATCTGGTATTTCAGGAAGTTATGCAGCAAATGGAGGTCATTCTCTCTGGCTCACAGTCGAACAATAAGCCAACTAACGATGAAATAAGCCAGGGCGTAACAGGAACCGGATCCGCAACAAAGGATGCTGGCTCTACCCCATCAACGGTCGATGAGCTTGGGAAATCATGGTCATCGCTAAAAACTTCTTTAGGCGATATTGCTGGAAAGGCAACAAATGCCATCACAACCGGCTTTCAGAGTGCATTGGACACCGTTTCAAAGCCAGTTCTTGACGTAACCAACAGCGCCACGCAGAAAGCAGCGGAGCTGGCAAAGGAAATAAACGAGAACATCACATGAGAACTGTTTCCCTTGTTCCTCAGAAGTCGCAATCCGTATCTGTAAACTTAGCTGGTCAGCAATGCACTATTCGTTTAATTCAGCGCGAAAGCTTTATGTATATGGACTTAACGGTTAACGGCAACCCAATCATGCAGGGCGTACCATGTTTATATGGTAACCGAATGGTCAGATATTCCTATCTTGGTTTCGTTGGCGATCTGGTTTTCCTTGATAACGTAGGCCAAAAAGACCCGTACTGGGAAGGGTTGGGGAGTAGATACATTCTTTACTACATAGAGGAGAGCGAGCTTGTACAGTAAACGATCTCTCCGCTTTGAGTTTGTGAATGAAACATCTTCATTCGATGAATCTGGCAATAACACCATTTCCATCAGCGAAGCCCGGGCGGCAGTTTCATTTCAGTCTGCTGGGAATCTGTTCGGGACACAGATTAACGTAAGCATTTTCGGATTGGGTATTGAGATGCTGGCGGCGTTGTCGTCGAAGGCTATGGGATTATTTGGTAGCGATACTGAGCGGATCAGCATGAAGGTATTTGTCGGTGAAACGGCTATATTCGCTGGTTACATGACATCATCTATTGCGAACATGAACGCAATACCAAATGCCGCATTGATGATTGCAGCCACAGCAAACGCTGACCTACAGAACAAGCCCGCATCACCATTCTCGTTTAATGGTGCGACGCCGGTTCCTGACATCATTAACGCAATCTGTAACGCAGCAGGGTACAAAGCATACATCACCGGACTCGATGGAGTGGTAGTTACCAACCCTCATTATGAGGGAAGCATTTTCACTCAGTTAGAATCACTCTGTAACGACGTTAATGTGGCGATGTCCGTCGCTCCGCCATCAATTTCTTTCTGGCCTCAGGATAGCACCAGAGATGATGTAATGCCGTTCATCTCCCCGGAATACGGACTCATTGGATATCCGATATTTTCAAACGGCGGCCTGATGTTTCAGACTCAATTCTCAACGCTGCTAACTACCGGAAGAAACGTGCAGATAGAGACATCACTGCCTCATGCCAGCGGAGTTTACAAGCTGACCAGCGTTAACCATGAGCTTTCATCATGGATGAATGATGGTCCGTGGCATTCAATATGCATCGCTTACAGAGTTCAGAGCGAGGGCGGAAATGGCTGAAAACTTATTCACACCAACCAGCGCGCAAGTAAATGAACCCGAATCGCTGAAATTCGCATTTGAAAGGCTCCTGTCAGGGGCCTTTTTTATTGAGCTTGTGAAAGTACAGGCTGTGAGAGGGACCGCCCCTAACCTTGTTGTGGATGCAATTCCGCTGGTAACCCGAACAGATCAGAGCGGGGCAATGATTCAGAACTCGACAATATTCAATATCCCGGTCTTTCGTCTGCAGCGTGGAAGCAGCGCAATCATCATGAATCCCGTTGTGGGAGACATTGGAATGATCGCCATATGCGACAGAGACACAACACTTGTGCGTGCAAACCGTAAAGAATCGGTACCCGGCAGCGGCAGAAAGCACAGCAAATCTGATGCGCTATATCTTGGAGGCTTCCTGAATGATCAGCCCACGCAGTTCATTGAATTTGCAGATGGCGCGATAAATATCACAACCCCAAACCCGGTAAATATCACGTGCTCATCTGCAACGGTTACCGCCCCTGATGGGGTGACGATGACAACTCCAACGCTTCATGTAACTGGGGATATCACGGCTGGCGGCAACATCACTGATAACAACAGCACACAGAGCGCATCGCTCAAGACCCTGCGTGACAACTACGACCAGCATAAGCATCCGGTTGAAGGGGTTCAGACGGGTGGGGCGACAGTTACCTCCAACGTAACGGATAAACCAACATGACATACAGAACCATGCAATTAGACACGTCTACGTGGGATTTGACGCTGGACGGAAACGGTAATCTGGCGATCGCCGATGAGTCTTACTCCGTCGCTCAGGACGTCGCGAGCGCATGCCTAGTGTTCTCTGGTGAATGTTACTACGACAACACGCTGGGTATTCCGTGGAAAACAGAGGTGCTTGGGAAACGTCCGTCGCCGGGATTCATTGCGCAGAAGATGCAAACAGAGGCGCTCAAGTTACCAATCGTTGATCAGGCTCTGGCATCTGTCTTCTTCGACAAAAACACCCGCACAACTCGCGGCACGATCCGCGTAACCGATATCAACGGGAATATTGCACAGGCCACTTTATGACGACATTAAATACAGCCGTTCCGGATGTCACCATTACCGAGAATGGACTACTGGTACCGGACGTATCGGATGTGCTCGCTGGTCGACTAACTGACATGTCGACAGCACTCGGTGGAGGAGCCAGCCAGTCTCTTAGCTCACCGCAAGGGCAGATCGCACAGTCCGATACAGAGATTATCGCGCAGGAGTATGACAAGCTTCTCTGCCTGTTTAACCAGGTTAACCCTGATTACGCGACGGGTAGATTTCAGGACGGTATCGGGCAGATTTACTTCATGGAACGGATATCGGCGCAGGGTACAGTTGTTACTGCAACCTGCATTGGTCAGGTTGGTACCATAATCCCCGCGGGGAGCACAGCCATTGACACCAATGGATATATCTACCGGTCTATCGACAATGCAACGATACCAGCGTCGGGAAGCATTGATGTTCAGTTTGTGAATAACACAACCGGGCCAATCCCTTGCGCTGCCGGAGCATTAAATCAGATTTACCGGGCAGTATCTGGATGGGATGCGATCACAAACGTTAGCCCCGGAGTGGTAGGGGTAGATGTTGAATCACGCATAGCGTTTGAAACACGTCGCAAACAGTCAGTAGCGAGAAACAGCCGCAACCAGGACGCATCAACGCTTTCTGCTTTGCTCGCAACCAATGGCGTTCTTGATGCCTATGTCTGGTCAAACAGAACTGCAGCCACAGTAAATCAGGGAACGACTAACTTCCCGGTGCTGGCGCATTCGATTTACATCTGTGTGTATGGTGGAACTGATGAGGATGTTGCCGAGTCAATCTTCCAGACGTATAACCCGGGCGCAAATCTGAACGGAGATACCTTTTATACGGTTTACGACAATGTTAACTATCTGCCGCCATACCCCTCCTATGTAATGCAGTGGCAAAAAGCAACGCCGACCAGGGTTTATTTTAGCGTTGAACTGGATAGCTCTCTAAACCCTCCCAGCGATATCTCTGCTCAGGTTAAAAAGATGATCGCCTCCGTTTTTAATGGTGGTTATGAGGGGATTGGGAAGGCAAGGATAGGCTCCACCATCAACGCCGGTAAGTATTATGCGCCGGTTATTTCAATATCACCTGACACCGTTGGGATTTTATCGCTTGAAGTCTCTATTGATGGATTGGCGTATGGACCAGCCATAACAATGGGTATCGACCAGGTTCCGACAATTCAGGAATCAGATATTACCGTAACACTATCGTGAGGGGTGAGACATGTGGGAAGACACAATACTTACCCAATACTCAGCAAGCAAAAAATTATTATCCATCATAGACACATTTAACCAGGCTGTAAGCCTTGATGATTTTACCGATGAGTTTCTAACCAGAGTATGGGATTTAACTACCTGCGAAACATTCGGCCTTGATATGTGGGGAAAGATAGTAGGGGTAAGCAGATACATTGTTGCACCAATCGACAGTGACTCATTTGGATTTAGTGAAGCTGACGATGGAAGTCCTGATTATCCTTCACCATTTAATGATTCTCCTTTTTATGGTGGAGTACAGGAAACAACAAATGTCAGGCTAGGTGATGATACTTACAGAACATTAATATTTTGTAAGGCTTTCACCAATATCAGCATCGCAACAATTCCTGATATAAATAAATTCCTTAAAATACTTTTTTATCAGCGAGGAAGGGCTTACTGCGTAAACTACAGAGATATGACAATAGGCATAACTTTTGAGTTTGAACTCGCCCCATATGAAGAGTCAATTTTAACCAATTACAATGTTACACCTGTACCTAGCGGCGTTCAGGTAAACATAAAACAAATTGTTAGCCCTTACTTTGGTTTTGCCACTGATGCATATCCATTTAATGATGGCACATTCTACAGAGATTAAATATGAACCGTACAGATGCACCATCCAAGCAGCCTCAGCCATTCGCAATTAATGGTCAGCGAGAGCCTATTCTCAATACTACCCCGGCAGGTGATAACACGGCATCATATGCTTTGGGGTTTCCTCCAATCACAATGATTCTAAAATCTGCTGGCGGCCTGCCTCCTAAAGGGCAGGATATGAACCAGATACTATATGAGTTATCTGCTATTGGAAGATGGTTTAGCGCCGGTGCACTAAATACATTTGACTCTTCATTTTCAGCATCCATAGGTGGATATCCGGCAGGATCTGTTTTAATCAGTGATAGCGGTAGTGTAATTTACATAAATACCACTGACTCCAATACCACAAACCCAAACTCATCTGGGGCAGGTTGGGTTAATTTATTTGATTTCCTCTCCCTGAAGTCAGCAGCAAAAGCAAATATTGTTGGCACGGTATCGCAATCCGGAGGTGTTCCTACTGGAGCTATTATTGAACGTGGGTCTAACTCAAACGGAGATTATACAAAATTCGCAGACGGAACATTAATTTGCTCCTTTACCAGAACAGTTGAGTCATTAACAAGTAACCCTAGTGGTGGTACGACAAACCTATATTTTTCCACTGAATCTGTGTTCACTTTTCCTGCAACTTTCGTTGGTACAAAACCGACAGTATTGCCTTCTGCTCCACTATCAACGGGTGGCACTTCTTCATGGCCTTCCATTCGCAGCTCCTCACTGACTGGCACTTCACTGGCGCTGATTAGTAATGCGCAAAATGCAGCGGCATATCTTGGGTATACAGCAGTTGGGAGATGGTTCTAATGAAAGCAATATTTACTCCTCAGCGTTCTGATAACGTCATGAACGTGTCGGCAAAAGGTGATGTATTAACGATTGATGTTGATGGTGTTGCCGATTCATTCGATTTTAGCATCCTTAATGATGGCGATATCGCGGTCGATTTTGTTTCTGTTTTAACACCCAATCCTGTTCTGAAGGCCAGAAAGGAGTCAGGAGAGACCATCGTAGAGATCATTGGTTTCTACGGTTCAGACGCAGAGGAAAGTGAAACACAGATTTGGGAGGTAACGTTAAATGGGTAGCTTCACGGTAATAACAGCAAAAGAGTCAGCTATTAGCGATGCGGAAAACAAAAAGCGGATCCTGATTAATGAAGCCACTGAATACATAAATAGTAAGCAGTGGCCCGGCAAGGCTGCAATTGGTCGGCTGAAAGGTGATGAACTTGCGCAGTACAATTTGTGGCTGGATTACCTGGATGCGCTTGATGTAGTGGATACATCCTCCGCGCCTGATATTATATGGCCTGAAAAGCCAGTCTGATGAGACAAAAGCGGGACACACAAAGCTTTGCATTGGTTTGCAAGGCTTTGCATGTTTTTCGAAGATGGGGCGTGTGATGGGGCATGGATGGGGCACAACGAAGCGCTCACTCTAAGGTGAACTTAGACGATTGATGTTTTCGACGACTCTAACCATCTGTTATCTGATGCGCTCTTGGACGATCTTTGTCGTTCATGAAAAATACATGGTCATATGATGTCGATGCAGGTGTAGGTTCACTAACCTAAATCTGCGGTTTAATATAAAAGTGCATGGATGCACATCACATCGGTCAAACTCCCGGCATTTTATCTCAGTGAAGTTTCCTGTATGTACCGTAAGGTATGCCTGATGCTGAGCCGTCGTCATGAATCCCATCTTGCCGAATAAAAAGCCCTCAAATTTCAGTATGAGGGCTCGTAATAGCTAATTATTGTATTTCCCCAAAAAGACTATGGCGGTGTTATCTGAAATAAATAATGAGTAATACTGGTTAGAGGATACCGGTTTGATTCCTTTGCTTATCATATTAGCCAGTTTATTTTTGTTTTCTTGCACATCACTATAACCATGCTGTGTTTGTAATAATCCTTTGTTAATTAATTGGAAGGATGCTAAAAACTCAGTGGCTGGAAAAACGAAATGACCTACAAGCGGTTTGTTTTCTATTATCAGTTTTGCCCTTTCATTTGCATTTAACTGGCCTACAGTCCCAATCGAAACGATGTTCTTATGATTTGCAATATCCAGTGCAATCATGTTGAAAACAAAATCTTCATATTCTTGTTGTGCTTTCATTGTGTTGCCCAATTGAGCGCTAAAGGCAAGTGAGGCAATAACAGGAATCAGTGCTGCATATTTGAGGCGAGGGGCAAAATGCATGATTGGTATAGCAATTATAACCATTATAACTGAAAAGGAAACTAAAGTACGTGGAAGTACAGGTGCATCCTGAAGTAATATGGTTGGCCCCATAAGGGAAATGATGAATATTAAAAAAGAAATGGCGCCATATAAAATAAAGGACGCGATATTTCCTATGTGTGTACGATAAGAAATGAGCATAAACACACAACTTATTAACATCGGTATTGCGAAATAGATGTAAACCGGATGATAAAGATAAGAAAGGACTAACGCTTTTAAAGAAGCTAATGTTCCTATGAGGTAATCCAATCCTCCTTTATCCAAAGGTATTAGCTCTGCGCGAGAGTTGTTTTTTGGAGAAAAGAAAAGCATATAGATAATGTAAAACGATAAAAATAGAATTGTTTTTTTGAATAAAAAAATTACGAATTCTTTGACTTTTACGTGTTGTTTTAACGCTATAATTATTACGTCAATAGCAAGTAAACCAATAAAAATGTTTGCACATGGCTGATACAATGTTAAAGCTAATATTCCTGATATTAGTTTTGTCGCAATCTCTAGTGCCAAATTTTTATTTGAATACGTATACGCAATTACTGCAAGGAAAAAAGCGATAGACATTCCCAGGCTATCGTATCGATAAGCGATATTTTGCAGAATGAATGGATTGAATATTAAAAGTGCGGCAACCATTTTTGCATTTGCAACATCTGATCTGATCAAATGTTTACTGAGCGCAAGTGAAGATGCACCTAAAAATACACAGGACGCGAGCATCGTGTACGGAAATAAGTCAAGGTTGTAATGACCACTTGCAGAAAAAAATCTTGCTAAAATATCTGCAAAAGGACGGCCTAAGCCACGCCAACCATAATACCCACTTATGGATCTATCTAAGTCGTCCCTATAGTATATTCCAGCTTGTATTAAAGGATAGATGAATAATAGAGCCAGTCCTGAGTAAATTAAGAGTAATTTCTTGTCGAGTTTAGAGAACATTTTTATTTCCATCTTGTTTTTTAACTATATAGCGTGGACGTTGCTTGCTTTCGATGTATATTCTGCCTATGTACTCTCCTAACACACCTATTCCAATTAGCTGAACACCACCAAGGAAGAGAATAGAAACAATAATAGATGGATATCCCGCCACCGGGTTTCCCCAAAATATTTTATCGGCAATCATCCACGCTCCGTACAAGAAGGATAAAGCAGCGACAAAAAAACCAATGTAAGTCCAAATCCGGAGTGGAAACGTCGAAAAACTGGTAATGCCCTCTAGTGCGAGATTCCACAATTTCCAACCGTTAAATTTTGAGTTGCCCGCAATACGCCCGGCTCGTGTGTATTCGACGACATCAGTACGACCACCAACCCAGCTCAGAATGCCTTTCATAAATAGGTTACGTTCTGGCATGAGTTTTATGTTCTCTACTACATGGCGGGACAGGAGTCTAAAATCGCCAACGTTCTCTTCTATTTTGGGGGCACTGATTTTATTGTGTAATTTATAAAACCATTCAGCGGTTTTACGTTTTAGTTTCCCATCTGTAGAGCGGTCAGAACGCTTTGCCAGTACAATATCTGCACCTGACTGCCATTTCTCTATCATGACCGGAATAACGTCAATGGGATCCTGTAGGTCAACATCGATCGGAATGACGGCTTCACCAGTGGCATAGTCAAGCCCCGCGCATATGGCTGGCTCTTTTCCAAAATTACGGGTAAATGAAACAGGAACCACGAGCTTATCAGATACCGCAAGCGCGTTGATGATTGATTCTGTTGCGTCTTTGCTTCCGTCATTGATGAATACGATTTCTACATCATGCTTTTTGAGTTCTTCAAATTCGCGAACATTTTTATAGAAAATTGGTATCGCGTCCTCTTCGTTAAAGACCGGAACGACCAAAGATATTTTCATTTCGCATCCCTAAAGACAATGAACTTAGAATAAATGAAACCGCATACCAAACTGATGGCTGAGAATAAGATTAAAGTGATGATAGGCGCCATACCTGACTTATCAGCACACAATCCTACAGCAGCGCTGAGTGTGCCCATGAAGCCAACATAGAGCATGTAGCGCATGGTTGTAGTCGATGACTTGAAAGTGAATCTTGCGTTTGCAAAGAAGCTGAACGATACCGCCACGAGGAAACCAGAAAAATTACCGAGAGCTTGTCCGGTGTGCAGTCCGTATATGCATATAGCAAAGACAATCCAGTGAATCATCGTGTTGATGACCCCTATTGATGTGTACTTTGCGAATAGTTTAAACATTATAAAAATCAGCGAATTCTTAGAGTCCGACAGTTTACCATCTGAGCATGGAACGATCGACCTGTGATGCTAAGTAGAGGAAACAAAGGCGGGAGCGCAAAGTCATGCACCTGATGTCGAGGCATGTTTAGTCACTGAACATTCTCCCGCTGCGCCAGGCAACGGGAGAATCGCATTACTTCTGAATCAAATAGCGGATCGTTGGGCCATCCTGCTGAATATCCAGCACCGTATAGCCGTGATTACGCGCATCCAGTGGAATATTGTTGATTGACTGCGGGCAATCGCTCACCACTTCCAGAATTTCACCTTTCTTCAATTGCGGCATCGCTTCCAGCGTGGCGACAGCCGGGTATGGACACGGTTCGCCGACCATATCGAGGCGATAATCAGGCACGATATTTTTCAT